TTGAGAGTAGAGCCGATTAGGAACAGGGAAGACATTTTGAGGATGGAGCATGTCCTCAGGTACTACAGCTATCGGGACTGGTTCGCATTCAAGTTCGGGATCAACACGGCTTTGCGCTGCGGCGACATGCTGCGGCTGAAGGTGCATCAGGTACGCTATGATACGCATCTCAGCCTGAAGGAGGCCAAGACCAGGAAGCTGCGGCGCTTCTTCATCAACGCGACGCTCCGGCCCATCATCGATGATTACATACGTTACATGGAGGATGACGATTACCTGTTCCGGCACATGGTTCGGAACGATCCGGTCAGTCCTGGAGCCTTTTACCGGACGATCCGTCAGGCGGGCGAGCGAATCGGTCTGCATCGTGTCGGGACGCATACCTGTCGCAAAACGTTCGCGTATCACTTTTATAGGGAGGTGGGAGACATTGCGCTGCTCATGGAGCTGCTGAATCACAGCAACGAACGGGAGACGCTGCTTTACATTGGCGTCATCCAAGACGAACTAGATCAAGCGGTCGGAGGGTTTAGCCTATGAATCAGGTACACGAAAATCAAGACGGGCCGTTACGGTCGCTGGTTGACTGGGTACAGTTCACGCTGCGGCACAAGGAATTGGATGATGGCATCAAGCAGCTTGATGTCAATGATGTATGTCAGCTGTTGGGCATCGGTAGGGAAGAATTCTTCGAGGCTCCAGGAGGGCTGCACGGCTATACGAAGCAGCTGCTTGCCGGAGACATACGCATCTTGTACGCCGGGGCTGCCAATATGGGCATTCACGTCCATATGTCCGGTCAGGGCTGTCGAGAGTATGAAACTTACTACGGGGCCGACTGGGAGACGCTTTTCGAACGTGTCATCAACGAATACGGCGGAGCCTTTACCCGGTTGGATCTGGCGATCGACGAAATCCGGTATAACGACGAACGGCCATACTGGACCGTACCGCAGCTGATCCGCAAGACGAAAAAGGCCGAGTGCCGGAGTAAGTTCCGAACGGCGCATCGCATGGAGAAGATCAGGATCACGGACGGGAGCAGCGACGGTCATACCATCTATTACGGCTCCGTCAAGTCGGACATACAAGCTAGGGTGTATCAGAAGGACAAGGAAAGAGCGAATGCGGGCAAAGAGTTGGAAGAGCATCTTACGACTTGGAACCGTCTAGAACTTCAACTGTCCGACGATCGGGCGACCGACACGGCCAGGGCAATCATAAGCGGGAGATCCTCGGGCGATATTGTGTTCGGACTGCTGCGGAATTATCTGAATTTCGTGCAACCGAATGGCGACAGCAATCGTGGACGCTGGCCGATCTGTGAGTGGTGGCTTGAATACCTGCAGGACGCCGAACGACTAAGCCTGTGCAAGCGGGCTCCGGACAAGACGATCGAGCAAAAACAGGAGTGGTTTGACCGCCAGATCCTGCCCAGCTTCGCCGAATTGTGGGCAGCTGCCGGTTCTCCAGGAGAGGATTACTTCATCGACCTGATTGAACGAGGCCTGGAGAACATGGACATGCGGAAGTATGACAACGCCTTGCATCATGTGACCAAGCAAAACGAGCTCGCGGAGGCCCGTAAAGCTAGGTCAATACATCGTTTGAGCGAGTACATGGAATATCAAGAACAGTATCGTAAGGAAGTGGCTTCCGGCTTGGAAGGGAACAAAAAAGAGACCATCGCTGGGAACGATGATCCCCCTAAAAATGACCAGCCGGATTGAGCTGAAATACCTACGAAAAGTATTGTCAAATCATGGCGCCAACTGGTACAATTAACCTATTAAATAAAACGAGGGACAAGCTGCAAGTCTTGGCGGACACAGCTGCGGCCCTCTCCCGGATCATCCCGTTTACCGCGGGGTGATTCGGTAGTTTTATTATACACGACCGGGGTGTATTTTAAACCGAACGCGTGTTCCTGTCAACAACGTCCGCCAAGAGGTGGGCGTTTTTTTATTGGGTTTAGCTGGAAATTTATGCAACAAGAGCTGAATAAAAATTCACAGCGATTTCCAGTTTTTATTCATAGAAAAATGCTCGAAAAAAGTGTGACAAATTTGTGAACATGAAAAGGAGAGAACAAAATGGGACTGACACTGATCCTCAGCACCAATGCGTATCGGTTGCAAGATGAAGTGACTGGAGAGATTCGCGAAGGCGTAACGCTCCAGATTGCTGATCAGCCATCGACTACGTCGCGTCAAAAGGGGCTCGCGGTTTCCAAAATCACGGCTCCGATCGAAGCGTTGCCGAATCTTGCAACGGTACCAGGTTATTACGATGTGGAGTATAGCATCCGTCCGGGTGCTGGTGGCAAGGCCAGGGTCGAATATCGCTCGGCGAAGTTCATCGCACCGCTGGAGCTTGACTTCGCACAATGAAAATGTGGGCGATCATTGGCTTGATTTTATCGCTGGTCATCATCGCCCCAAGCGTCTACGCTGAACCGGCCGATCCTGTCCCAACGACAACGCCTATCATGAGTCCGGTTCCAAGTTTGGAACCTACCATTACTCCAAGTCCAAGTCCAAGTCCAAGTCCAAGCCCAAGCCCGACTCCCGGATTAACGACGGCTGAGCATCAACAGGTCCAGATTAATTTCATGGCTATCATTCTCTTTTTCGCTTCGATGATGTCGGCTTTTGGGATGGTGCGTCGATGATTGAACAGCTGACGTCAGTTATGATCCTGATCGTGTCGCTGGGGTGGGGAGCAAGCTACTTGATCTCCTGGTTCTGGAGGGCTTCGGAATGACTTTGGACTCTGCGTTGCAACTCTTTACTGTGGCTGTTTCCAGTGGGCTCATCATTGGGCTGATCGCTGGTGTAGCATATAACTCTATATTCCGCGGGAGGTAATTATTCATGAATCAACCACTGGCCGAAACTGCAATTCAAACCGTCGATTTCTCGTCTGTAGGTACGTCGATCGTCAGCAACTTCACGGCGAATCTTCCGGTCATCGCATCTGTTGCTGGTGTCCTGATCGGCGCGACGGTCGTATTCCGCTGGATCAAACGCGCATCCAAGTAATGCGCTGGGGACACCGTCATAACGATGGTGTCCCTTTTCCACAATAAGCAAATTTTTGACCTCTTGTCCGCGCCGACGTCCGGCAGGACGTGGCCGGACAAGAGAGCAAAAATTCCATAGGGGGAAGGGCAAATGATCAAACGGCTATTCCCAAGAAAGCGTTTTGTATCCGTTGCAACGATTTTTTTACTTATATCCATGTTTATAATGCCGACAGTCGTTTTCGCTGGAATTCCTGATGCCGTGGCGAGGGAGGTTGGAGAGGCGGCTTTAGAAGCTTTGTCGAAAGCTGCGGCATCTAAGGCAGGTGTAAAGGGGAGTACAACGGCCTTAGAACGAGCGAATAAGGCTTGGTACCAAAGAGCGACAGAACAACAGGTAGCACAGTTAAAGTCGGCTGCTGAAAGGGCCACGCCTGCGGGGACGCCTGGTTGGTTAAAAGCGACGGTCGGTGCTGGTTTATTCGTAAGTGGCGCGGATCTCATTTTCCAGATTTATGATACTTTCCGCATAGATAAAGGTAGGCCACTTACCTACTGGGAAAATGTTGACGTTGCACATACGGAGAGTTTGAAAATATATAGTGCTTATACGATAGCTGTAACTTATATAGGTAATGATAATTATTGCTTGAGTGGAATAGAAGGTTGCCCGTTGATTTCGCGGGGATTGCCGCCTCAATATGCTATGTTTCCTATTATGATAAACGAAGATAACAAACAAACTATGCCGCCTTATAATAGTCCGGAAGCGAAGTTAACATTTAATGTGATTTATGTGGATGAAAGAGGCTATGAAAGAGTACTTGCCACCGTCGGTCCTCTACCGAAAAAATACATACTTTCAACTAGGGAGTATGTGGAGTATTACAATGCAAAAAATCCTGATAAACCACAAAAAAAATATAATGAGGCGTTGGCGAATCAAGTTCTTGTTGCTTACAATACGCCATTTGAATACGATCCGGCTCCTGAACCAAAACGTCTTCCTATGCCTGATGCGATGAAAGATATATTCCCCAATGATACGGAAGCTGTTGAAATTGTATTTCCTGATCCAGCTGTATATCCGAATGCTGCTGAAGCAATTGTAAATAATCGTGCTATTGTAACCAATCCTGAACCTGAACCAGCACCTTCGACGGCTCCATCTCCTAAACCATCGCCAGAACCAAATCCAGATCCAGAGCCTCAACCTGAAACGGGCGGGATTTTGAATTGGCTGTCTCAATTTTGGGCCAATTTTATGAAGACGTTAAGCGATCTATTCATACCTACAGCTATTGATACAAGTCCAATGCGTAATGTCTGGACCTCGCGTTTTCCAGCAATCGATAGTATAACAGGATCGCTTAAGGGTTTACTTGGTATGAATTACACCCAAACAGCGCCGCATTGGGAATTCAATATTAATGGAAAATGGTATACGATGATCGACCTTCGACCGATACCGTCCAGCTGGATAACCATGGCACGTCTTTTTATTCGCATTGGCATTTGGTCAGGGTTATTGTTTTTGATCTTGAGGGAATGGCGGCCACGGCCGCATGTGGGGTGATCTTGTGATAATCGAATCGATGATTGATTTTTTCATTCGGCTTTTCGCGTCCATTATGGACATGCTGCCCTCAATGTCTTTCGATACATCTGGCTTTACGGGCATGATCGCGTCGCTGAAAGGTCTTGTAGAGCCAGCAGCATATTTCCTGCCGATCACGGACATATCTCTCGTGCTCGGCATACTACTCGCCTACCAAGCAGCAGGCTTCGGGATTTGGGCGGTCAACTGGGTGGTGCGTCGAATTGCTGATATTATCCCTTAAAAAGAAGATCAAATCGGTACGGCTGCCGCTGGCTCTGGACTTCATGCGCTGGGCAGCGATCGATATTTTCCGGCGCTACCGGGACGGGAAGGATTTATCTGTCTATGGTGTTTATGTCTTCTGTGGCATACACGGCAAAGGTAAGACGATTAGCATGATCCGTGAAATTGAAAAGGATCTTGCCAAGAATCCGCAACTCAAGGTTTACACCAATTTCTTCTATGAAAAGCAGTACGGCCATCTGAATCATTGGACGGAGATGATCGATATCGCTGAGGCAGGTAATGCGATTATTGCCCTGGACGAAGTGCATACCTCGTTTGGATCGCGTGCCTGGAAGGACTTTCCGGAGGAGCTCATCAGCCTAATCAGCCAGAATCGGAAGGACGGGGTCAAGCTGATTTTGTCGGCGCAGGTCTTCGACAGTATCGAGAAGACAATCCGCGACCAGGCGCACTGGGTCATCAACTGCAAAAACTTCGGCAAGCGCCTGTTTCTCAATGTCTACTATACGATTGACCAGTACGGCAAAAGCCTGGAGAAGCGCAAGGCGGATTATCGCCGCTGGTTCGTGGCTAGTGACGATATGCGTTATAGCTACAACACGAAGGAGAAGATCCGCAGCTTGAAAGGCTACGAGAAGAGCGAAGTTGCGAAAATCAATATCGGGCTCGACATGCAAATGCCTGTTGTGGATCCAAAAGCGAAAAAGCGGAGAAGTGGTTGA